GGAGTACCCGGCCTGCGCAACGTAGGTGGGGGTTCCCGGTTTACCGTCACCCAACCAACCCAACACTGTCAGACCGGTCCCGCCGGCGCCGTGCAAATTCACCACAGCATGTTTCGGTGTTGACGGTTTTACCTTTGGGGTGAGTTCCACATGGTATTCGCCGGGGGACAGTTTCCCGTAGAACTGGGTGGCGATGAGCGTCACAGCCCGACCGCCTGAATGAACGGTGCGCCGGACGTACGGCAGGTCGTACCGGTCCACGCTTTGACCATGATTTTGGCGACATACGATGTGCCGGGGGTGAGGCCACGCATCGCGTATTCGCCGGTGAACGTCTCCCACTCATCAATACCACTGACACGGAAGTCGAACTCGTGACGTAGCACACCGCCGACGTAGAGGGCGTATTTGACGGGGGACGGTGCGTCGGCGGCGCCGGCGCACTGGAAACGGACCGTAAACGGTCGTTCCCCGGCGGTGACGTTGATCGACAACCCCGGCACGTCAACATACGTGGTGGACGCGGTGTCGAATTTGGGGACGGACGGGTCGATGCGGGTGAACGCCAGTTCGTTGCCGGCCGCACCGAACACCACCCACGCCGCCCCCGTCGTCCGGTACAGTTCCAGGGTGTCGGTCGCGTAGTAGAGGGTACCGGCCGGGTACGTCGCCGCTGCGGGCCGTGCGGCGTAGGTGCCGGTGTAGGTGGGGGTGGTGGCGGGCAATTGCGCTACCGGTACCTTGCCCGCCACCAAGGATGCTACACCGTCCGAAGCACCCCGCGCGGATGCGTCGAGTTTGAGGGCGAGTGCTGCGGTGTTGTCAGCCTCATTGACGTACAGGGTGTTGAGGGCGGCGCGGAGCGCACTGGCGCCGTCGTTGACAATCGCCGTGGCGGCGGCGTCCAGTTCGTCGGGTGCCACCGTCAGCGTGTCGATGAGTGCAGCCAACGCGGCGTACGTGTTGGACAGTTCGTCAACGATCAGGTCACCCAGGGCGGCGTCATTCAACGCGGCGAGTTCCAGGGTGATGTTCGCCTGCCACGCCTCCCACGTCGCCGCCCAGGCGGCCTGCGCCGCCGTGACGGTTTCCTCCGCGTTGGTCACACCGGTCTGGTATTCGTCAATAGCGTTGTCAATGGCGGCGTTGAACCCGGGCACGAGTACACCGTTGAGCCAGTCTTTGATGTAGGCGAGTTCGCGGAGGTAGGTTGTGCCGTCGGCGTACGTGAGGGGGCCGACGTTCGCCATGGGGGTGAGTATGGAGGGGAAGGGTGTGATGGTGGTGAAAGCCATTTCGTGTTGGCCTTTCCTTTTAGTAGGGGTACCGGCCGAAATAGCCGAACCGGCCGGCCTGCCCGGTAAAAGAATCACCGTTGGACCAGATCAGCATAAACAAATTCTGTAGTTCGTCAATGATCATCATATCGACATTCACTAATGATTGCCGGTACTGCAAAAGCATCAGCGCCGGATTTCCCTGAAAACCTACCGTCTCCGAATCCTGAGTGCCGTCCTGGTTGACCGTGGACGAGTCGTTGCCGGCGCCCTCAGTTGTGGTATCGGAGATGGTGTCCTGCGCCGACGTCGCATAATCACCGTTGTCTGCAAGCAACGTCTGTGGCATTTCGGATGCGACGGCCCGTGACTTTGAACCGGACGTCGAATTGGACGCCGATTCACCCGCCGAAACGGTGGTCCCGTTACTGATGTTGGTGTTGGAAATACGCACCGTTTCGAGTTGGTTGAACGTGATCGCAGAGATTTCGTAATGCTGATTGTAGAGCGGCATGATTTCATCGAGCTTACGTTTCAACGCCAACCGAAACATTGAAATGCTTTCCTGCCCGATTTCCTGATTAAAGAAATGGTTAATAAATTTCCGGTTCAACACCGGGCGATGTGATTCATCAAAGATTGGATACTCGGCCAAAATCCCGGTTTCGATGGTTGGGTCGAGTTCCAACACTTCATGTAGTTCCAGGGTGAACGTCGCCATTACACTGTTTCCTTATCCGGTTCGGTTACGGTATCCCCGCCGGCGGCCGGGTCGGACTCGGGCGGGGCCGGCGGTTCAACAAAGTCGACTGATACTGACAGGCCGAACAGTTTGTTGATCTGCTCACAGGCCTGCTGGCGGGCGTTCAACGCTATGTTGCGGGTGGCTTGGACTTGTTCGTCGTTGGCGCCAACCTCAGCGGCGACCAGTCGTTCTTTTTTGTCTTGGTTGGCGTTGTTGATGCCCAACAGGCCCATGCACTCATTCCAGAGTTTTGATTTGGCGATTTGCAGGTTGGGGAGGGTGAGCGGGTCAACACTCAGGTCAATGACGTTCAACTGCCCCATGTCCAGGGCGGTGGTCCCGAAAATCGCTTCCTGCCCTTCCGCGATCTGTTTGAGAATGTTGAGCCAGGAGAGGCGTTCGTTTTCGGGTGCATTGATGTATTTGTTTTTCCGCATGTTGTCGGCCGTGATCTCAATGGAACGGTCGAGTTTGGCCAACTTGACGGCGTACAGGTAGATGACGTCAAGGTCGGGGGTCCGCATGTAGTTGCAGTAGATCGGCACACACTCAGGGTCGCGCCGTTCCCCGACGTCGCCGCCGGGGGTCCGGTCGTAGGACGGCATGGCCGACAACGTTTTGGTTTTCATGTCGGGTCCGATGACGGTGAACCGGATGGGGTTGTCCAGGAAGTTGGTCGCGCCGCTGCCGGCGCCCTGCACGGCGAAAAACTCGCCGCAGTCCTCATCCTTGTAGAAAACGGACAGGCCGCGCCAGATCAGGTTTACCTCCAGGAACCGTTTGTCAACGGAGTCGGGCAGGCCTTTCCACTCGAACCGGTTCGCGCACAATTCAGTCAAAATCCGAACGTACATTTGTTCGGTTGCGGCCTGCTGATTCATGGCCCGGTTGTTTTTCCGGCCACCATTCAAATACGTCGCATAGTATTCGTTGAACACCAAATCTGTTTTAGCCATTACTAAATGGTCACCCCTGCCAACGGCTCATTTTCTGCCGTGTCTATGTTTCCTATGTCTGCCGGATTCTTCCAAACAGTAACACCTTTTTCAAAGATTCCCCTGAGTGTTTGTTTGAACGTTTCGGGACAGTTCGCGGCCGTCAAATAAACCTCTTTGCATTTCCAGTACGTGAACCTGTCCATGACCATGAGCGAGGCCGGCATGGTCGAGAAACGGTTGACGGCGTAACCGTACCGTAACCAGAACTCGCCGATAGCGTTCATCACGGCCGGTTGAACCATTTTGACTTTGAGTTCAACACCCCACCGGTAGGTGGCGAGCAGGAACGCGTCTCCACCAACCTGCCCCGATGTGGTGGGTTGGGTGAGTTTGGCGTCCTGCACTTTGGCGTTGACCCCGGCAATGGCGTTGGCGTAGTCCCCGTTCGCGCTGAATTTGGCAAGGTCGAGGTTGGTGTCCCTGATGTACCCCATGTTCGCGGTTTGGGAGCGGTTGACCCCGGCGGAGAGGCCGGTGCTGATCGCGTTGGACTGGTTGGCCTGGTTGGTGTTGATCGCATACGACACGGCCGCGTTGGCAACACCTTGGGCCATGCCGGCCGGGTCAAGGGTTTTGAACCCGTTGATGGTGGCGTTCCCGGCGGCCTGCAAACCCTGTGACCTCATGGTGTCCATTGACAGTTTCGTTTGCGCATTGGACGCGCCGATGCCCTGCCCGGTAATGTCCTGCGACGTGCTGATCCCGGACGATGCCTGGTCATACGATGTGGCCGCGCCGGTCAAAGCTCTTTGCTGTGACCAGTCAGCCGAACTGTGCTGGTAGGCGATGCCGTTGACGTTGGCGGCCATAAACGCCATGTACCCGTTGTTGACCACGGAGAAGGCGGGGAAGTTGGTGATCGCGGTGACCATGTCCAGGAACTCGCCGCCGTCATTAATTACCCCGTTGCCGTCCTCAAACGCCGGGTACGAATCGGACGCGTTGTACCGGTAGGGGTAGAACGCGAGCCGGGCGTTGGGCGGTGCGAAGTGCGGCACTTCAACGACGTTGGCGTCACCGTCCTGCCAGCATTCCGGTTTCAGCACGAGCGGGGTGCCGGTGTAGGACGTCATTTCGATCAGGCAGTACGGGTAGGTGGCGAACTTGTACAGTCGCCAGTACCGACCAAGGTCGAGTTCGTTACGCCAACCGGTTTTGAGTGCCGTTTTGACGGTGTTGAGTGGACCGCCCTGCACCTCATCAACGGGTACCCCGGCAATGACCTTGGATGACAGGTTGACCCCGTAGCGGGTCATGCGCGGGACGGCCTGTATCGACATGATGCCCTGCGTGACCCACGGTTTGTCCTGCATGGCTTCCATGAACAGTTTGAAATGGTCGAGACTGTTGAACAGGTAAATTTCGGCACCGTTGGGTAGGTTTTCCATCTGCGACCCTTTGGCGGAGGTCAGTTTGGGCGCGTCAACCGTGCCCGGGTCCTCATCCAACGCGGTCGATGAGGCTACCAGTACGGAGTAGTCGGGCATGCCGGCGAACGCCTCAAACCGGGCAGAGCCAACACTGAGGGCGTACTGTTTGCGGATTTCGTACTCATTGCCCAGGTCGAACCCTTCGGGCGTGGTCAGGAAGTCGCGGCCGTAGTTGGTGAAAGATTCGGTGTTGGCGATGCCCAGGTGGCCACGCTCAACATAGATGTTCCCGAAACTGGCACCGTACACAAACGACTGGAACACATCCAACTGGAGCATCAGTTCTGTCGTGTCGGGTGCGACATAGTTGACGCCGACAACGAAATAGTAGTAGGCGCGGCCGGTGTCGTCACCGCTGCTGAGGGGTTGTGGCGGGTTGTGGGCGCGCAAATAGTTGAACGTGTTGGCCCGCTCGAACGGGATCTGCAAACGGATGGGCCGGCCCATCGCCGCGTACGTGACATTCGGCGTGGACAGGACGGGACCCGATGCGGTGTCAATGTAATTGTCCAGGCCGGCCTGGTTGTCGAACCTTACAACGTCGCGGTAGTCGTTATTCCATGGCACATTAGCCAATGTGACGGTCGTGTTCGCACCCCACACCGCATAATTGAAACTGTGCCCGAAATCCTTTGGCTGTGGCAATTCATGAAACTGATTCACTGTTTCCCCTTTATGGTCTGACTAAAGACTACCCGACAAACAAAGAAACCCTCAGCACGAATGCTGAGGGTTTCTTTGCTAAGGGCGCCACATGCCCTGTTTACTTTTTCCGAATATCGGGGGTTCGGAATTAGTTCACAGTTACAGTGTATACCGGATCGCCTGCGGCCGATGGTACGGAAATGGTGAACACGAGACCGGACTTTGTAATTGTTACGTCGCCGGCGTCGGGGCCAAACACTTCAAAGTCGGACTTGACGACGGTGGCCGGGTCAACGACGTTGGCTGTGTAGGTGAACACTGCCGGGTCGAACGCCGGCGAGACGGCTACACCCTGCACGGTGATGCCGGTGACCTGGTTGGTCAGGTCGTCACCCTCGTTGTCCTGGTTGTCCACTGCCGGCCACGCGTCAAGCACGGCAACACCGGTGACGGTGAGCGTGATTTCTGCGGTGGCGCCGTCCTTCATGAGGTTGTCAGCGTCCAGCCAAACCGACGTTGCCACAACCTTGAGGGTTTCTGCGCCTTCGTCGCCGCCGACGGTGAGAACACCGGTCTGCGACACGTAGGAACGCGGGCTGGTGTTGCCGTACAGGGTCCAGCGCACGGAGTCGTTGATCCCGTCCGAAGGCGTGGTCACAGCTTCGGACGCGAGCGAGTACTTGGCGCCACGGTCAACGCTGGTGACACCGGTGTTGCCGTCGGCGTCCATGATCGTAATCGCCGCGACAGAAGTGACCGGGGTGATGATTTTGACGATTTCGTCTCCGTCGTTGATGGTGAACGCGACGGCCGGCACGAACCGGCTAGCGCTGATGACCTGCCAGCGGTGAAGCCAATAGTTGTTCTGCAAGGACGCCGGGTTCCACTGGGAGGCGGTCTCGAACAACTGGTCACCGACAACAAAGAAATCCTTTGTGGTGAGGATCGCCTCAACACCAGTGATCCCGAACTGTTCCTTCGGAATCTCAATGATACGGCCCGAGAGTGCCATTTTGTCGACGTTGAACGCGCCGGCGAGTGCTTCAACGTCGAGGACGGCGTTGAATTCGGGGGTGACGAACAGGATCAGTTCGTCCGACTGCGCGGCGATGGGCATGCGGGCCGCGTTGTACTGGGTGGAGATGAACTTCAGTGTGCCGGCCATTGACCGGATACGGGTCAGGACCGACTTGGTATCCTCAGCCAGGGTCGGGCTGTCGGGGTTGGTGATATCCCTGATCTTGACCTTGAAGTAGCCGCCGTTGGCTTCGTATTCGGCGAAAAGCTGGCACATGAGCAGAAACTCGTCCCACTGGTCGGACGTGCCCGGTGCGGCCATGATCTGCGCCGCGAACGAGGACAGGCCCATGGGGGTGTTGAACGCCGACATGAGGAGCGGCTGGTTGATGGTGACCTTGTACCGGTCGCGCCGGTTGACCTTGTGGAAGCTGTTCTGCACTTCGATGGGGGCGGTGCCGAACAGTTCCCGTTCCAGTTCGTCACGGTTCGGGTCGTACGTCTTGGCTTTGACGAGGCCCACCATGATCTCTTCGATGGTGTCGCCGCCGGTGAGCAGGCCACGCTTGAACTCAGACAGGGGGTTGGTCCACGAGGTTGACTGGATGATGGTCAGCGCGATTTTGTTGACCAGGGCGTCAATGAACTCGTTCTGCTGCGGCCGGTACGTCTGGATCGCCTTCATCGTCGCCTGCACGCCGGCCTGCGTCGCCTCAGGGATGCGTGCCTGGTACGCGGGGGACG